CGCCTCTTTCACGGCTTGCTTTTGCACTTCTGGGTCAATGTTCGGCATCTTCATGGCTTTCTTATTGTTGAGGTAAGTGGTGTTAGGCCCGACGAATTTCAGCGAAAGACCCGCTAAGGATTTGCGTATTGCCTACGTCAGAAACATCCTGGCGAAATTGCATCTTGAAATCCCCGCCAGTCGTCCCGGCAGTGACATAGCCAACAAACTCCGCGATATGGCTGTTCGTAGGGTCGGAACCGTAGGCAATGGTTGACGCCGTTGAGAACGTCATGGGTTGCACGGTAACGGCAATTGACCCGTTCAGCCGGATATTGCCGGAGGGGGTAAAGCCGATGCTTGCGCCCGATGGCGTCACAAAGCCGAAGCGCACATCTGCTGCAGCTGGCCCGCGATAAATGATGCTGAACTTGAAATTGACGTATTCGCCAGGAGCCAGCTTGAATTGCAGATCGTTGATGTCAGTAAGTACGATGTTTGCCGCAATCGTCTGCGTGCTGGTCAGTCGCTTAAACACGACACCATTGCCCGAGCCGACAGCTTTAGCATTGACGGTGATCGAACTCAAGGTGTCCGAATCCACGTTATAGCCGACGCCCACCCCCTCTAAAACCTCGGTCTGGTTGGACTGTGTAATGCGAATAACCGAGTAGCCATTGACCGCAGACAGTTCACCGTCGCCCACCGTCGCCCCCGTGCCTGTTGCCAGCCCCGAAGAATGGGACGCCTGGAAAACGAAATCCTGCGCATTCGATGTGGTCGTGAGGCTTTGCTGGATGGGCGTCACGCTCAGGGTCGTCCCTGGATTGCTGATCTTGTAATAGTTATCAATGACGACATTGCTGATATTTGTAAATGTCGGCTTGGAACTCAGCGCATGGAATGACCGGGATTGCGCCGCCAGATCCAGGCGGGCCTTGAAGTTGGACGCGAGCACATCGAGGTCAAGCCCGTAGTAGTTGACGCCGACAACGCCATACCGCTTATCGTTGGCAGCCACGGAAGTGTCGTAACCCCCGTTACCGTCGGCGTACAGTTTCAGCGTCGAATTGCTCAAGCTGTACGTTGAGGAACCCAGCGAAAACCCGTGCGAGCCGTTTTCCTGTGTCTCAAAATTAACTGCTTGATGTCCCGCGCCAGTCAGTACCACCGCTGCCAGTCCGTCCGTACCACCCGAGGTAAATGGCACGACTGCGCCAGAGGTGCGCAAATTCAGGCGGCGGCTTAAATACACTTTGATATTGTTGTACTGTGCATTCTTCGCATTGTGCGCAGAGCGCCAGCCCATATACATGGCATTAGCAATATAGAGGTCAGAGAATTTATTATCGTTTGCGGTGCCCTGATCAAAGGCGATGCCGTCGCAGTAGCCGAATACGCAATGGTCAATGACAAGTTCTGATCCCGCCCCGCTAGAGGATACCCGCACCGCATTGCCGCCAGTCAGCAGCGTATTCACACCCGAAACCACATCCGTGACAAGGAAGTCTGCATTGATGCCGTACCCGGTACCCGCCGTTGTCTTGACCGCCGCCGCGTTATATCCCGCGAACCACTGCACGACACACCGGCTCATTGTGCGATGGTAACCGAGCGAGGCATCCGGCGTGATGTAGACGCCATTGCCGACCGCGTTGCCGTAAGTGCCTGCCGCTGGGTCTTGGCCGTCAATCGTCAGACCATAGACAAGGTTATAAGCACCTTGCCACAGCAGCGTATAACTTGCTGAATCGGCGGCATTGCTGCCCGATTTCAGGAATCGCAGCTTGGTACTCAATGCGCCCTGCCCGATAATGCTGACACGGTTTTTAAGAATCACGTCACGGATCTTGTACACGCCGCGCGGCACGTACACCGTCCCGCCGCCGAGCGCGAAAAGATAATCAATCGCCGCCTGAAATGCTGCTGAGTCATCGGTTACGCCATCGCCCGCAGCCTCGTAGTCCTTGACGCTGATAATGTCGTTCAGCTTCTTGATGTTGTTAAGTGCTTTGCTCATGTCGGCCTCACGGTGCGATCAGGTTAAGTGCGACCAGTGCCGCATGAATGCCGGCAGCCGTAACAGCGACGCCGGTTTGTTTAGTTACTGCGCCGCCGCCGTAGAAGCCGAGCTTGTTGGCTGCTGCACCGACGCTGACCGTGCCAGTGCCAGAAGCGAGCAACGCAATGCCCGCGTTTGTTTCGCCCTCCACTGTCGCCACAGCCAATTGCCCCGCCGCGCTTGCCGCCGTCACCACGCGATTGGTGATTGAGCCGCCGAGGAATTGCTGCTCGGTTTGCATCCGCACTGCGCCCGCTGGTGCGCCAGTAATCACGTCTCCTGCCGCGCCACCGAACTTGGCAAGCTGCGGGCTAGCTGCGAGAAATACCGTGTTGGTGGCAGCCACCACATGCGCACCAACGCCCGACCCCGCGTAGTCGTATTGCTCGATAATTTCGCTGCCGATCCAGACTTGATTGTTTGTGCCAGCAACTCGGATAGATTCGCCCGGGCAGACATTCGAGTAGTAATTGCCAACCTGGATTAAGTGATTTGAGCCGGCTGTAATGTCGATACCGCGAGCGCCTGCGATAGCCGCAGCAGGCGAAGCCGGCCACGCTTGCCCAAGGTGGAATAGGTTGGAGATAAACAGGTGCGCAGGACTTGGGCCATCGACCACGAGAGCGCGGGCGGTAAAGTCGCAGTACAGGCCATTCACGGTAATCACGCGCGCCGTGCCGCCGTAGGTGCTATCCAGTACGAAAATGCCGATGTTTAGCGCGAATGTAAAAATGCGATCCATCCACAGGCCATCTACGCGTTTTAATACCACTGCCGCGCCATTGGCCTGCGTCCATTGCAATACGTTGTCGTCCTCGCTCCAGTACGTCCAGGCGTGCAGACCATCCAACTTGCCAATGTCATAGATGCGGTCAAACTCGAAGCCGCGCAGGAAGAATTGGCCGGTGATGTTTTCGTATTGCGGGCGGGCGGCGTTGTCGGTCAGGACACCGCGATAGACGTTGTGGAAGTGGACGCGATCAAGGATTAATGTGCCTTGCGTGTTCTGGTTTATGATCGTCCATTCACGCACGGAAGGAGTCCAACCGCTACCTGGCGTTGCGTGGCCTTCCTGGAAGATGCCTACGCCGATCAATCCAGCGCCTTTGCCCAGATTGGACTTGTATTCGATCAGAGCGCCGGTTGTGCTGGCGTGAATCAGCCAAGTACCTTTAGGCGGGCGCGTGATGCCGCGTGAGTTTTCCAGGTCATAGACGCCTTCACCAATGATCTTGACCGGGCCGGATACGGACAGAGTTCCGGCGATGCGGTAAGGCTTGGCGTCGAGGTGCAGGGTTAAGACGCTTGCCCCCGTTCCCTCCAAGTAGTCGATTGCAGCCTGAAATGCTGCGGTATCGTCGGTCACACCGTCGCCTACTGCGCCTTTGTCGTGAACGTTGACGATTTCTGCAAACTTGTCTTGCGCGGTTCGCTGCGGGTCGCCTGATTCCAGTGCGTACACAATAGAAGCTGCCGGCCATGCGCTTGTCGTGGTGCGATGGCCGTAAATCAGCGTTACTTCGTCGCCTTCATCAAGACCGCTAACCAAGGTAATAGAGGTTGTGCTGGTCTCGGTGAAATCTTCCGTAAGTGCCAATTCAAGGCCATTAATGACAACTTGAACTGCATTGCTGGCTAACGGGTAGCTGTAAGCCGTGTTGAATACGGTCTGCCCATCCGTAGCAATATAGCTTTGTGTGAGAGTGCTAGTCGCTGCGCCGCTATCGCCTTCCGCGAAGTTGTCGAGCGTATAAATTAGATTGTCATCGGCATCTTTAACGACAACCTTATAAGCGCCATCCCAAAAGATAATCGCTTCGCCGCGAGCATCCAGAATGATGGGGTTGGCATTCATCACACTGCCGGCAGCATTGGAATACGTCGCCTTTTGTGTGTTCGTGCCGGCTGCGTAGGTGTAAACCTTCCCACCAACTAACGGGTTGCCGTTGCCATCGAAGTATTGTTGCTTCGGATTCGGCATTACTTTTGCCATGTGTTGCCCCAATAAAAAAAGCCACCCGAAGGCGGCTTGATTTGATAAAAGTTACTTGTTACTGCGGGTCGAAAATCTGATAAACGAACGTCGATGTTTCTGTGGCTGATGTGCTTGTCAAAGTAAATCCAACGCCCGCTGTTTGGGTCTGACTGATATGCCCTAATGTGCCGCCTGCGGTCTTGCGTGAGTAAAGAACGCGGCTCGTTGCGGTAATGCTTGCGTCTGCCACCGTTACCGATCCAGCCACCATTGCGCCGCTTACACCCTCTTTCGTCACGATGACGATGTTTGAAATATTCGCCTTGAGGTCTAGCGCGGTTTGCTGCGCCGTGGATACTGGCTTGTTTGCATCGCTGGTGTTATCAACGTTTCCAAGCCCGACTGCCGCCTTATTCAGCGTTTGCCAAGACTTGTCGCCGCGCCAGTATTGCGCCGTCGTCCCTGCGGCAATCGTTGGCTCGGCATCCGTAATGCCATACCCGACTAGCGTCGTGGGCGTGCCGGTAATGCCGAGCCAGGGAAAGGTTGTGGGCGTGTTGTAGGTAATGACGCCGCTGGTCGCGTTATAGGACAGGTTGCCGGCAACGCTGATGGACTGGCGAGCGCGTGGTATGGTGAAATACTGATTGACCGCGCCTTCCGGCAGATCGTCGGTACTATTGACCGTCAGCGCCTTATCCAGCGAATAGCGCATCGCCTCAATATCCGTGCGCGACATGCCAAGCGCAGAGAGCGATTGAACGTTAATTTTGTACGTTGGCATCAGCGCAGCAGTGCAACGTCAGCGTTGGCGGCCAGAATGACGCGCTTCACAGGATCGGTAATCGTCAGTTCAAAGATGCGCTGCCGATCCTTGCCTAGCCTTGTCCATCTTGCGCGGGCTATGTACTCGCCTACTGCGCCGATAGAGCGCGAATGCTCATTGCTCCACGTCTTGCCATTGGCAGACCAGCGCAGCATCGCTTGAGGAACTTCACCAGTTTCCAATCCGACGCCGGTTTCCATGTCAACATGCAGCGCGTTAAAGCGCATTTCACGGTTGTCGGGATTCTTGACATAGCCAGTTGCACGAATGGCTGGCATCGGGTCGCCGTTGTCGCTGTAATAGTCGAGATCCAGCGCGTACAGGTTGCCACTCTCCCAATCGCCCACCACATGCTCATCGCCAAAGAATGCATGGCAACTAGACCGCTCCCGCGTCAGGCTTCCGTCCGAGGGGTTGCGATAAGCACGCTCATGCCATAAGCCGGTAGCCGCATCGAATGCCCATGTCTTGCCAGCAGTCGGAAAGGTCAGCACATAGAACGAGTGGCCCTCTTGCTGATACGTCCACCCGAAAGCGTCGGAAATGTCGCCATAGCCGGAAATGGCATGTTCAATGGCATGGGTCGAGACTCGCGCCGGGGTGTACCCTTGCGCCCGCCATACCATGCCTTGCCCGTTCTCGTCCTTGCCGAGCCAGAAAACAGTGTTATCCAGCTTGGCAACAGAATGCTTCGCCGCGCAGCCGTGCTCAATGAATGCACCGCCTAAACGCTCGAAGGGGAAATCGACATTGCCGGTATTCTGGAAAACTTCGGTCGTGGAGTCGCCAAAAATCCACAGTTCGCGGTGGTCTGCAAGAATGGAAACTACGTTATCCGGCGCACCCTCTGCACTGGCGAATTCAAGCGCATCAAAATCCGTTGTGTACAGGCCGGAGATGAAGAATTGTTGCGTATTTGGACGGTTAAATATGAAATAACCGTCGATGAACTCCACGCAATCCGATCCGGTAAAATCTGGGTCTGTCACGTTCGTAAATGCATTGGTTAGCAAGTTCAGCGTATAGCCGTAAGTGCCATCCCCTATGAATGCATCCGTGCCGTTATCCTTGATCTTGACCACGCCGGCAGAGGTCGCCAACGTGCCAACTTGCGTTCCAACCCATGCCGAGGACACCCGATAGACGCGATTGCCGCGCACAGCGATCAGGTTGCCATTCGACGGCATGAACAGTGCACGAATGCCGCCAATACCTGCGAGCGAGACAAGCAAACGCTTGCCAGGGCATCCGATCAATGCGGCCACGGTCTTGGCGTCGCCCGTACCCGAGACTTCTGGGTACAGGTTGACGCAACGCTCAGCGGCAATGTTGCTCGAGCGCGATTGATATGCAGCACCTACAAACGGAATTTGCACGGTATCAAAGCCCCAAAATGAAAAACCCGGCACTGAGGCCGGGTCGTGGTATATTTGAAAAATCTGTTAATTACTTAATTGGTGCTTAATGAAGCTGCCGGAATATAGGGATGATTCCCCGCGCTACACATCAACAAGCGATTCCAACCTTGATGACATCAAGTTTCCAGCTATGTTTTTTGGCTATCCAGTTCTAGCGATTGGCTGTATCGCCGCTTTCATTTTTGCTCTTTTCTACTGAGCTTAAGTATTCGCTTACGTCCCGCTGAAATTGCTTATCGTTGGTTGACTTTGCAGCCTCAATAAGCCTCAAACCGTAGTTCTGCGCGTCCTGCGGCTTCACTTCCGGTGCTTTTACCAGCCATTCAGTGAATTTTGGGTTTAGCAATAAACGCTTGGAAGCCTGATTAGCAACTAACAAGCCGCCTGCCGCTGCCGCTGCCGGTGCAATCAATGGCGTATAAAATGCACCAAGAGCTGCACCCGCCCCAATCGTTCCAATAGTCCCCTTCGCAAAACCAGCCGCTGCCGTGCCAGAGGGGTTTGCCCAAACCTTGCTGCCTTGACTAATCATGTCCGTAACCTTGGCAATCTGCGCCAAGTTTTCAGCATGCTTTTCGCCGCCAGGAATCCGCTTGAACAATTCCTGACCGCCACCGTTTTCGTATGCCTTGTTGTAATTTGTTAGGAAGGTCTTTGGCGACCACGTATCGCCTTTCGCCCCTTGATTTCCTGGTGTCGCCATCCCCATTTCATCAACAACCGTTGCAGCCATTTTCCCTCTTGTATCTGGTGTTACCGCATTGCGCACACGCGCATAAGTTGTTGGGCCGGAGTTCAGCGAATTGACGACAGAGTTATATGCGCCCTCTGGGGTATTATTGTTTGCCAGCGGATTTAACTTGTCGGCTCGGTTCATGGCGTTACTGTAGAATTTATTTCCACGGTCTAGCATGCGCTCTGCTGGGCCAACATTGTTTGGTTGTGGGCCAATCGCCATATCCGACTGCTTTGCCGCGCCACGCATATCTTGAGATAAACCAGCATAAATTGACTTGAAGTCTGCCTGCTCTGGCGTTCCCATGATCGCGTTACTTGCCGCCTCTTTGCCAATGCTCGTTCTGATTTCCTTTATTGCACTAATCGGCAGACCTTTGTTTTGCGCTGGTGTATTGAATAGGACGGGCGCAGAGGAAGAAGTGTCGGCCAGTATATTGTTTCGTAGGGCGCTGATGCGAGGCTGAACAAAGCTGCCGGTGGTAGCCGGAGCAAGCGAGTTAACAGCAGTCACAGCATCCAAAGAATTTAGCGTGTTAGGAATAGGGAAACGATCTGCTTGCGGCAACATGGAAGAAAACTTGTTATTAATATCGCCGTAAGTTCCTCCAATTCTTTCCTTGAATGCACCCTTTAAATCCGACTGGATTGCCGCGCCCGCTTCAGATGGGCCATAGACTGGCGATAGAGAATTACGAATCTGATTAGCGCGGTTCTGTAAGCCCGACAGCATTGCGAGCTTGTTATTCTCGTACAGGCCGACAGAGCCGGGCGTGTTTGCCAGCAGATTTTCCGCGCCCATAATGAATTTATTGCCGCTCGCCAGTCCAACGGAAGGATTTTCAACCCCTGCATTCCTGAAGTCTTGCAAGCGCTGCGCCATTTCACGCCGCCCAGTCTCGCCCCCGCGAACAATTTGCTTGGTGCCAGCCATCGAAGCGGCCCCTATAATTTGCGGGGACATTCCGGCCACGCCCGCCCATTCTGGCGCAACCTCTCCAACCATGCCAGCAGATATGCCGCCAATAGCAGCCTTGCCAGCATTTAATACCTGCTGAGTTGCGCCAATCTTAGCGGCAGGATTGGGAACCACAGAAGACCCGACAAAGCGCCCGCCCGTATGCAATACGCGTGATGCCTGATCTTGCGGGTTTGGGTTGTCAATAGGAGAAGCCACACCAAGCGCATCAGATCCTTGATTAATTTTTGCGGCAAGCCAGTCGGCAGAACCAACAACCCCGCGCCTGTCGAATGGTTGCGTCCATTCTGGCGGTTCATGCCCTGTTGCTTTGCTGGTTAAGTAACCAACGCCAGCCTTACCGAGGTCAAGCACATTTGCAACGGTATCAACCGGCAATCCCAGAAGATCAGATGCGACACCACGATTAACGCCAGCTGCTAAAGCCGCTGTGCGATCAACCGCGCCAACTTCCTTTTTTTGTTTCGCTGGCTTGCTATCGAACTGGTCAAACGTATTTGCCTGCTTATCAAACTGATCAAATGGATTCGCTGCCATCATTTCCCCAATATGGATGCTGCAGCGCCTTGGCCGTACTTCGCATCAAACTGCGCACGCAATGACGGGTCTTTCTTCAGCATATCAACTGCGCCTTGAGGTGCGTTGACTTTGGCAGATGATGTATTCTGGCCGCGATCCACGATTACTCGCTTTGGATCGGCACCGTAATCACGAGCACGCTTTTCGTATGCCGCATCAACTTCACGCTGCGCTGCCTTGGCTTCCTCAAACAGGTCTTGCCCAGCCTTCTTCAAGTTGGCCTTTTGTGTTTGGGTCATGACCCGGCCATTCAGCAACTGGTTCGTGATGTTGGTTGCCCGATCAAACCAGCCGGAAGCATTCAGAGCCATGCCAAGCTCAGACTCACGAACAACCGAGTTAGGATCGAGCAGTTTCATAAACGCCGTACCCGCAGCAAGTGCCGAACCTGGATTCTTATCTGCGGTCTCAATCGCGCCTAGAACCTTTTTCATTGCCGTCGAAGTCTCGGAAAAGCCCTTGCTTTCTGCGCGGTAGTCGTCTTGCAGCTTAAGTTCAACGTCTTGAATCTTCTTGCCGACGACGCCTTTCTCGTTGATAGAGTTTTCCTGCGACTTCAGCCTGTTGGCCTCAATGCCTCGCGCATTGGTCAAGTTCTGACCGCGCACAGTCACGGAGCGATTTTCCGCATCGTTCTTCTTCTGGTAGCCGAACTTGTCTATTTCGAGGTCATAGCCTTTTTGCTTCCAAACTTGCTCGATTTGCTGCGAAGCTGTCAACGCTTGATTGCGAGCGTTTGCCACATAAGCTGGGTCATATTGCTGCGGAATTGTGCTGATATCCACGCCAGATTGTTGCAGCATTTGCAGTCCTGCGGCGTAGGATTGCGGGTCTTTCGCAGCACCGGCGACTTGGCCGATTAGTTCTACACGTGATTTTGCCGAGGCCAATTGCTCCTTTTCGGCGGCTCGCTGTTGCTTGAGCATCTCTGCTTGCTGCTTGGTGTAGTCCAAGGACTTCGCGCCGTAGCCTTGCTGCGCCAATCCGGTTGCAACGTCTGCGCCACTCTTGCCCGAAGACAGTAGGCCCGCCAATGCATTGTCGCCATCAACCTCGCGCTGCTTTTGGCCCAATGCCAACTCGGCCAGCTTGTTCTGCATCTGGCCGGATTTCTCCTGCTGGATTTGTGCGTCGATCTCGGCAGGGTTGAAAATCTTCAGTTCAGGTAGCGCCATGATTACATCCCGTAGAGTTGCATGTTGTCGCTGAAATCCTGATCGCGCCCAATGCCGCCATAGCCAGCCCCGGCAATATTGGGAGTGAAGCTACCGAACGGATTGCTTTTCTGTGCTGCCCCGTAAAGACCGCCGAGCGTGCCTTGCAGCGCGTTGTTCTGGTTGATGTAGCCAGACGCACGCGCCTGCCCTGCCCCTAACTGATTTGACGCGATCTGATTGCCTGTGCTGACGCCTTGATTGGCAATCTGATTAGAAGAGACTTGCCCCGTGCCAGAAACACCGGAAAGCATGTTAAAAGTTTGCGATTTGTTATTGTTGAATCGGTTGTAAGACTCGTTTGCCTTCGTGCTGTTATAGTCACTGCCGAAACGCGCCATCGCCTTAGCAGCAGCACCGGACAACACGCCGCCTTTTGCCGCGAATGCGCGGTCAATACCCTTCTGGCCCTCGGTCAAGCCGAATTGCAGGCCGGATTGATAGACCGGATCTGCATCGCGGTCTGCCATCGTGAAATTACGCAGCAGGGAGCCAAAGTTCGGGTCAGATTGCGCCGATGCGGTCTGTCCTTGCATTTGCGATTGATTGGCGCTTTGCTCTTGCATCGCCTTCTGGATTGCAGCATTTAGACCAGCCTCATCCACAGCGCCCGAGCCGTACGGAACTTCCAAGCCCATGTTCGCGTATGCCGGATCAAACATGCCGCTATTGTTCTGCTTTGTATATTTAGGCAACAACTCATTGCGGTACATCTGCTCCGTCTTCGGTGCTAATGCGTTCGCTCCAGATCCGCCAGAGCCGCCCGCAGACAACCCCAACAGATATTGCAGCCGATTGCCAGCAGCATTACCACGATCACGCCAAGGTGCTTGGTCTTCGCGGCCTTGATCAAACATTTTTAGCTGCGTCTGGCTCGCGATGTTGGCCGCCTCAATGCCCGCGCCTGCCGCCTTGCCTGCTGCATCACTAGCGGCCACGCCGCCCAGTAATGATGCGCCTGCGCCTACGAGTGTTTCTATTCCCATTGCTTCACCTTGGTATAAATAACTGCGTTACCCTCGATATGGCTTTCGGTAAAGCCAAGCCGCTCCACAAACCGCTTGCCAATCTCATTGCCCTGCATAACTCGCGTCATGGCGTAGCCATGCTTTTCAATGGTGGAATCGAGGATGTGCATTTGCTGCTTGCGAAACCATCGCCTGAAGCCTTCTGGCTTGATGCAAGCATGGATTTCCGGCCCGTTCACCAGGATTGCGCCAACGACTTCGCCGCCAACAAGTACCGGCTCGACGTTCCAGCCATTTACTTGCTCTACAAATTCGTCGTAGCTGATATTTGTTCTGCCGCGCAATGATTCATATGCAGCTAGCAGGCCCATCATTCGCCCGTGTGAATGATTTGCAGGGCTTCGGAGCGCATGTCAGCCATCCACGCTAAAGCTGATTGGCGCGGTAGAGATCGAGCTAGCCAGGGCAAAATCCATCTTTCCCTTCCATCGCTGCGCAATCTCTACGCGTGTTGGCTGATCGAGGCCGAAAGCAAGGCCGATTTCATCAGCCACGCCCCATCCGAGCGGCCCAACCCAATACGGCGCAAGATCCGGCGTCAAAGCGGCTACAGAGTCATCTACGAGCACTTGATATTGCAGATATGCCACCGGATCAACTGTCGGAACTGGATAGAACGTGATTTCCTTGGCCGGCGTGATGTAGAAGTGCGTTGGCTCGCCTGTTGCAGTGCGATTGGTCATATTTACCCAATCACCGTGCGGGATTTCCTTGAGCGGCACTTTTTGCCCGTTCGCGGTTTTCCAGACAAGCGGATAGCCGTAATAGTCAGCAGGTGCAGCAATGACGGAAGGCGTCAAAGCCGCCCAAGTGAGTGCAACCTCCCCGGACAGCTTCGGCCAGTGATAGCCATGCAGCGGCAGCGACTTTAGAACAGAATCGAGCGCACGCAGCGCCTTCGACATATCCTCCGCAGATGCGGTCTCGCCAGCGCCAACAGCACCGACGATTTCAAGCGCATCAACGCAAATCTGCTGCGCTGTCAGTGTCCAGGTGGTTGACATTAGATCGGCTCAACCGTGTAGGAATACATTGGGATGGAGACTTCTTTTCCATCAACGGTAGTACGCACAACAGCATCTTTCAGTACAGACAGAAAGTTCTCATCGATGGTGGTTTCGACATTGCGCTTGTAAAGATTTAGCGTGAAGTTATGGCCGATCTCAATATCGCCACCTTCGCCGTGAAACGTAATCTTGTATTGCTTGAGTCCGGTATCTTTAGCCATTGGGCCTCCAAATTAAAAAGGCCCGCTGTTTAGGCGGGCCTTCAGTTGCTACATTAAGACTTAGGCAGTTGCCAAAGTTTCCAGCCTCAGCATCCATGCCTGGTTGAGTATCTGCGTGGTGGTCGTGGCTTTCCAGCCCACGGTAGAGCGCTGCTCCAGCGGATCAGCCGTACCAGCCGAACCCAACGCTTTGACGTAGGTGTTCATTGCTTGGCCGGTCAACGGGCAGATGCCATAGGCGTTATCCGCGAAGATCAGTGTGGCATACACGTCGTTCTTTGTGGTGCCTTTGAAGCCAGCCGTCAGGACGGTGGTTGCGTCGGCAAATACCTTGCAGTTGGTCGAGGTGACGAAGCGGATATTCTTGTACGCGCCGATTTCATCCTCGATCACACCTTCTTGCGAGCCGTAGTCCGACACGGCACGATAGCCGGTGATCTGCTCCAGATCGTACTCAACGTCAGGATGCACCAAGGCGATATATGCCTTACGCACAGCACCAGTGCCGACACCATCGGACGCCATGATGCCGGTCTTGATGAACTTGGCATTCTGGTTCTTCAGGAAGCGGATTGCCTTGTCCAGATCGGCGGCAGCAATCTTGGTGATGGTGCCGAGGCGCGTGGTTGCCGAACCTGCGTACGCTACGTTTGTGCCAGCCACCAATACATCGCGGCGAATCTGGTCAATCGTGGTGCCTGCTTGGTCGCCCAGAACATCGGTTGCTTCCGTGACAACCGGATCTTGGTTGGTCATCGAAACCATGTCCGACAACTGGATGAAGTCGCCGTACTGTGCCAGCGTGGCAGTAACGTCGGTCACGGCCAGTTGCGAGCCGGTTGGGGTAAC